ATTATTTCATAATATTAAAATAAATACATTAACAGGAACAAAATATGACATCACAGGTTCAATTTCGTAAAGGTACTGACTCGCAAAGTAATGCGTTTACTGGTGCACTTGCTGAAGTAACAGTAGACACAACAACAAAAACACTCCGAGTTCACGATGGTGCAACTCCGGGTGGCAGTGAATTAGTTAATCTAAGCAGTGAGCAGACGCTAGAAAGCAAAACTATTAATGCTTTGACGTTAACAGGAAGTTTAACAGCAAATTCAAGCACAGGTTCTTCTGGGCAGTATTTAGAAAGTACTTCGGATGGTGTTCAGTGGAGTAATATTGACACAGCCAGTATCAGCAATGGTAATAGCAGCGTATCTGTAACGGAGAGTGCAAATGTTACAGTTTCTATTACAGACACGGTAGCAGCAACATTTTCAACAGGCGGGTTGGTCTTGGCTGGAAACTTAACAGTTAATGGCACAACAACAACAGTTAATAGTAATGAAGTTGCAATAGGCGACTCTATTATTGATTTGAATGCAGACATAAGTTCTGGTACTGCACCAACAGCCAACGCTGGGATTACTGTTATTCGGGGTAGTGAGGCAAATAAATCATTGCTATGGAATGAAGCAACAGACAAGTGGAGCGTTGAGACAGAAACTTTTGTTGCAGGAACGTTTGAAGGGAATCTTAGCGGAAACGTAACTGGGCAGGTTAGCGATATCAGCAACCACAGCACAACTGACCTAAGCGAAGGAACTAATCTTTACTATACAGATACGCGTGCTCGTAATGCATTGAGTGCGAGTGGTGATTTGACATACAACTCAACAACTGGTGAATTTTCTGTTGTAGTTCCCGCAGGATATGACTCGTCAGACTTTAATACTGATTTCAGCGGCAAAAGCACAAGCGACCTAAGTGAAGGCACAAATCTTTATTACACAGACACTCGTGCAAGAAGTGCTATTAGTGCAAGTGGTGATTTGACGTATAATAGTAGCACAGGCGTAGTTAGTTTTACCGAAAGAACAGACAGTGAAGTCCGTAGTTTAATTAGTGCCAGTGGGGATTTGTCTTACAATAGTACCACTGGTGAATTTTCTGTAACCACATTTAAATCAAGTGATTTTGATACTAACTTTAGTGGCAAAAGCACAACTGACTTAAGCGAAGGAACTAATATTTATTATATTGATACCAGAGCAAATAGTGCCATTGATGCTCGTGTTACTAAATCTTTTGTTGACAACTTAGCAATTGACGCCAGTACACTCTCTAACAAGCCAGACCCAACTATAACGCTGGCTGGTGATTTAACTGGCAACGTAACGCTAACAAATCTTGGTAATGGAACTCTAACCGCGACTATTGTGGATGATAGCCATAATCACGTTATTAGTAATGTTGATGGTTTACAAAGTGCACTAGATAACAAAGCAGACGAAAGCATATCACTTTCAGCAGGTAATGGATTAACCGGCGGTGGTACTCTAAGTAGCAACAGAACATTTAATATTGGTGCTGGTACTGGTATTAATGTTAATGCAAATGATATTGACGTTGATACCTCTGTAATTGCTACACGCTCCTATGTCGATACTGAAGTTTCGGGATTGGTTGATAGTGCCCCAGCCACTTTAGATACGTTAAATGAACTTGCCGCTGCACTTGGCGATGATCCAGACTTTGCTACAACAATCTCTAATCAAATTGGTAACAAGGCTAACAATAGTACTACTATATCTGCTGGCACTGGGCTAACCGGTGGTGGTAGTCTCGCTTCAAACAGAACCATTAGTCACGCAGACACAAGTTCTGTAAGCAACGTGGCAGCAGCATCTAATACGTTTATTGACGCAATTGCATTTGATACATTTGGACACGTCCAGAGTGTATCCACTTCAACAGCAGCACCACCTAATGATGCCTCAATAACTGTTAACGCTGGCAGTGGGCTAACGGGAGGTGGAACATTCACTGTAGATCAATCATTTAATGAAACGATAACAGTAAATCACTCAGATACATCGAGTCAAGGCTCAGTCAATAATAGCGGTACAACTGTAATTCAAGATATTACGCTTGACACGTTTGGGCATATTACAAACATAAACAGCAAATCTATTTCAAGAACCGACCTTGGAATCGATACCAATGACAGTGTAACATTCGGTGCGATTACCGTGCCAAGTATTGCTAAATCAGGAACAGATGGTGTTGGTAATATTGGCTCAAGTGCTAACAGTTTTAATACTGTTCACGCTAAAGCAACCAGTGCACAATATGCTGACGTAGCGGAGAATTATGTATCCGATGATAGTTACACTCCCGGCACAGTTGTTGTTATAGGTGGCACAGAAGAGGTTACAATATCTTCAAAATATGCAGATTCAAAATTGGCTGGTGTTATAACAACCAATCCTGCACTATTAATGAACGATAATCTACAAAGTGAATATATTGCCCCTATTGCACTAACAGGTCGAGTTCCTTGTGCGGTAGTTGGTACAATTAAAAAAGGTGATATTTTGACGACCAGTCATATAGCGGGTGTTGCTACCAGATTGTTTAATGAGGATTTTGTTCCCGGTTGTGTTATTGGGAAAGCATTACAAGAGCATGACGGAGAAAATCCCGGAATTATAGAAGTATTGGTTGGAAAGGTTTGATACAAGAGCGGTACAGAGCAGACTATCCCGGAGAGTTTGTTGTATTAAAAACTCGACTTGAGAATGGTCAAAAAGTTCAAGAGCGAGAATGGATTCCAAATCCAGTTGAAAACCAACATATATCTTCAAGAGCGGCTGTAGTAATAGGTACAATTGTCTCTAAAGATATAAAGAATCACATCTTGAGCGACACAAGGGTGGGCATCTGGGAAAAATAAAACTCCAAACTTATGGAAATGAGAATAGTTGGAGAAATCTGCGACTTGATTTTGCATTTCTTAATGATATCAAAGAGTTAGATGAAATAATTAAGATGGAATACCAAGAAAAAACAGCGGTTTATACTAATTCAGAAAACTGCATTAAACGTGCAGGTGAGTTTTTTCTATTGCCCTACAATCCAAAAGTTCCAAGTCTAGCCGGTATACTTTACCTTGCTGCTTTCGATGGACACGCTGATATATTTGTATGTGGTGCTGATGAGTATGGTCCCGGCAATTATCCTACTGACAAAGTAATTAAAGCAACCGAACAGGTGTTTGCTTGTTTTAAAAATACTCAATTTCATTTTGTGTTAGACAACGCCAAGGCATTGCCAGACCAATGGCGTAAGTTTAAAAATGTAAAACTTATGGAACACGGTAGATTCGTATCCTATTGTGATTTATAAGAATCTTTAAGTGTATCTACTTTTAATTTAACCGACTCTATATTTGTGGTTGACCATAGACCCGGATGCATGGGATTTGGCAACTTTCCAGAATCAATCCAAGCATAACCAAAATGCTCGTGATTAAGTATCGGCGAAAATTCGCATTTAATTAATGACAAAAATGTGTGATATGTAAAGTGGTTATCTGGACTGGTAAATTGTTCAATAGGGGCAAGTTTAATTGGTTCAGGCCATTGCCCCAATTCTTCTTGACACTCTCTTGTCAGTGCTTCTAATAGCGTCTCGGGTTTATCTACTTTGCCGCCGGGAAGCCCCCACGTATTAGGGTACTTCCTGTCATTTCGCATAAGATAAAGATAACGGTCAGTAGATAGAGCGTAGAACCACACCCCTACTGCTGCTATAGAACGATGTTCCATTCTCCGCCTGCGTACAGGCCCTGATAACTTTTTAGCCATTTATCGCCAGTCCATCTGTATTGTATATTAGTAGTTATGTTTGTTGCGAACTCTACATCAGAAGAATTGGCTGAATCAAATGACACTTGCCACTCACTGCCATCATATTGAACAATATCATTTGCTTTTGCTATAACATCACCCCACGCCGCTGCGGCTTCATCATTATCACCGTCACCGATATCATCAGTAAGCAAATAACGTTGACCTGTCGCTGCTGTTGGCAGCCCCACGCCCGGACCACTTCGAGTTGGATCAATTACTGAATCCACTGGCTGTAAAGTATTTGCAGGCAATGTGTCATCATCAGGAGTGAATAACAAGAATCTGTCATCGGTTGGATGAAATGCTACAGTGCCAATTATTTCTGTGTTATCAAACGGATTATCAATTCGCAGTTGGCTAATACCAGAACGCAATTCACCAAATTGTTCAATTACTGGTTTCCAAAATGCTTGACCAGATTCTCTACCATCAACATCAAGTGTGTTTCTATTGATATCTGGTTCATTATTGTCAAGAATTTGTACTTGATTGTCTAGTAGTAAAATTTGATAACCATATGGTGTAAATTTTTGGCGAGTTCCTAACAGTAAATCTTCATCAAATATCGCATCACGGGCGTCACCATTAGCATCATACACAGAAGCAACAATTTTATTCACTACACCAAGTTTTTTGACTTTGGCTGGTGGTGATAACCATATAGGGATTAAAAATGTCATTGACATAATGTCAATTGTTTCATCTGTTCCCATAGGAATTGAACGGTTGGTCCAATTGGTACGAGTCAATTCAACAGTAGTCAAACTAGTCCAGTCAATAAAGTTATCTGTGCTTTGTATCTCCATTGCAGGGTTGAATAGTGTAGCAATTTGCTCAAAAACTTGTAATTTTTGATTGGTATTTGAAGTCCATATATCCAAGTTCACAGACATATTGTAAGGAACAGGCATTAACCGCTCAACAGTAAATGCGTTGCCTTGGGTTGTTTCATACTCTTGTGTGCTTGGGTCCCACTCTCTTTGTCTAACGTGCATTTTGTTCACGTGATACGGTTCCTGCATACGTGAGCGTTCATACTCTAGTGCAGAAATGTAAAATGACATTGATGGCGAAGAAGGAAGCACGGATGCTGAGTTTTTCTGTGCCGCTGCTACTGCTTGACGGCTAGGGTCACCGTATTTTATAGGAATACTCTGTAAAACTACATTTCCAGCGTCGTCTGTTCCGTACTCTACTTGGAAATTACTAAAAATTCTAGTAAATTGTAGAAGGAATCTTCGTATCTGGTTATCGTAAAAGAATTGTTGAGTCATATTAATTATCTGCTTTCGGCCTGAGTGCATCGCTAAGGCTCTGTCTACTTGGTATATCACCACGGTCTGTTGTAGGTAATGTATCAGTGTTATTTACAAAGCCACTGTAAAGCGATTTATTAGAATCACCCGGCGTAAGGTCAGTACGAATGTTATCCTCTACCTTAATCCATCGTGAACCACTGTATCTAAACAACCTATTTGGAAAATAATCTAAGCGTAGTGCATAATCACCTTCATTGGGATTAATTGGAAATGACACACCCGGTGTGACTGGTAATCCATTTGGAGGGATACCATCACCCGTAAGATATCCCATCGTATACCCATTTGACTTCGGCGTAGTGCCTTCAACTGCAATAGTGCTGTCGTCTGTTTGTAAATCTTCTTGAGGTGCAGGACGACCATGATCATCAGTAGCAACAATATAAAATTTGGTAGTATCATAACCACTAAGAGGTACTTCGGCTTCTGCTTGTTGTAAGATTTGTTGATTAAATTCTAAATCTTTAGACAGCGTAGCGATATTGTCTTTTAATGAATCTGGGGTATATTCTTCCCAATAAGCAGGGTCACCAATTTCAGTTC